CGTAGGCGGGCTGATCAGTGGCAGCGGCACTGTTGAGCTGATGTACACGGCCACTAGCGCCGACGAGACCAACGTGTTCATCGAGCACGCCAATACTGCTACCGATGAGGGCGGCGCACTGTTCGAGCTGTTCCTGGATACAAGCGGCACCAAGAAGATCAGCTTTGACGGTGTGATCACATCGGCTGAGTACTCCGCAACAGTGGGCGAGATCGAAGTGATCACGGTCAACTTCGTGACCAACGGAACCATCACCCTCGACATCTGATCATGGCTTTTTATCGCGGGCAACAAGGGACAGTCTTTTTTGACAAGGCTGGCAGCGGCGGTCTATCTGAGATCGCATCGGTGCGGTCATGGTCGATGACCGTTGAGAAGGAGTCCTACGATGCCACTACCCATGGCGCTACCTACCGCGCTAACATCGGCGGACTGATCAGTGGATCAGGCACCATCGAGGTGATGTACGACGCCCCTGGATCGGGCGACAAGCTGGACCTGATCAAGGATGCCAACCAAGCCACTGACGAGGCCGATGCAGCGGTTGAGCTGTATCTGGACGAGACCGGCGGCAAGAAGATCACCGGTACCATCGTGGTGACAAGTAGCGAGTACTCCGCTACGGTTGGCGAGATCGAGATCATCACGATCAACTTCGTCTCCAGCGGAACCCTCACGCTTAGCATCTGATGCCCGCTTCACAACGCCCGGTTGATCTGCTCGCTGGTGCATTTGACCTGAACCAGCGCCGTAAGTTCAGCATCAAGAATGATGCTGGTGATACGGTGCTGGATCTTTACTTCAAGCCGATCACCCGCGCAGACCGTAAGCGCGCAACAGCGCTGGCAGGATCTGATGAGGCGCTGGAGGTCAGCACGCAAATGCTGTGCCAGATTGCTGAGCTGGAGAACGGCACCAAGGCATTCGCGCCGGCTGATGCAGCCAAGCTGCAACGCGAGCTGCCCGAGCGCGTGCTGAACGAACTGGAGCTGTTCCTGTTCGGCCTTGGTGATGATGCTGGCCTAGAGGAAGCAAAAAAAGACTGAGCCAGGATAACTGGCTCTTCTTCGAGTTTTTCCTGGCAACTGAACTAAGCATGACGGTCAGCCGGTTGCGGACTGAGCTGACCGATGCTGAGTTCGTGCATTTTGCGGCATACTACGAGATCAAAGGCGAGCGCGAGAAAGAAGCAATGGATAAGGCACGGCGCCGGTAGAATGGTGCCATGGCAGTCTCAAACGTCGAGCTAAGGGTTGACTCGCGGCAGGCGGTTAATGCGCTGCGTGATGTCAACCGGGCGTCAGGTGCCACGCAGAGTGCGATCAACGGACTAAAGGGCGCCATTGGCGGTCTTGTGGGCGCCTTCGGTGCGGTTCAGGCAATCAAGTTTGTCATTGCCAAGACATCAGAACTAGAGACGCAGACACGCAGTCTGCAAACCCTAACCGGCAGCGTTGAGAAAGCAACGCAGATTATTCAACAGCTTCAGCAACTCGGCGCAGTAACTCCATTCACCAGCACCGAACTGATTGATGCTGCCAAGCGACTGAATGCATTTGGTGTTGGCGCTGACAAGGTAGTCGAAACCACACGGAGGCTGGGTGATGTCGCCGGCGCGACTGGAGCCAATCTCGGTGAGTTGACGCTGGCATACGGTCAGGTCATTGCCAAAGGCAGGCTGCAAGGCGAGGAGCTGCTGCAGTTCCAAGAGCGTGGCATCTCTTTGCAGGAAGAGCTGCGCAAGATGTATGGCATGACCGGCGAGGAGTTCTCCAAGGCTCTGAGCAAAGGTCGAATCAGCTCAGAGGCAGTTGAAGTTGCCATCGTTCGACTGACCGAGAAGGGCGGCAAGTATGCAAACGGTGCCATTGCTCAGAGCACCACGCTGGCCGGCAAGTTCAGCACGCTGAAAGATGGCATTGAGAGTGTCGCCAAGAAGATCGGAGAAGTTCTCAAGCCGGCACTGCAGGGAATCCTTGATTTATCTATCAGCGTCATAGATGCCGTCAACAAAGCGTTGGCTGGTCCAGAGTACAAGGAAGCCAACGATCGCCTGTTCAATACTCGAGCAAGAATCAAAGAATTGCAGGCCCAGATGCAAGCCGCTGAGAAAGCAGGCATCAATATGCAGAAGGGATTAGAGATCAAGGGCGTAGATGGGCAGGTACTCGGTGGCGGGGTTCCGGTCCTGCCGGCCATGAGATTTGAAATGCAGCAATTGCAAAAAGAAGCCAAAAATTTAGAAGACAGACTCAAATCTTTGCGCACGATGTCTAAGCCATCTAAGCCAGCATCTACCACGCCACCTCCGCTATTGGGTGAAGAACCAACCGGCAAAGGGCAATCCATGGAGGATCTGCTTGGTAGTGTATTTCAGCAGCGATTGCAGGAAAACAAGGCCTTACTAGAAACGCAAAAGATCAATGCTCTTAATGCGGTATCCATGACCGCCAATGCAGAGCAAGCCAAGCGAATGGTTGACTTTGCTTTTCAATACAAAACAACGCAGTTAGAGATTAGCACCCTGCAAGAAACCCTGGCCAAGAGAGAACAATTCAGGGATCAGATTATTGCTAAATCCAAAGACAAAGAAGACACCAGGCTGGCCCTGCTGCAAAAAGAAGATGAAATCCGAAGCGCAATTACCGTTCGCCAGCAGGAGCTAAATACAATTTTTGCCAAGCATCAACAACAAATCATCACCGCATCGGCTGAAGATCAAAAGCGGCTGGATCAACAGACCAAGGTAGGTCAAGAAAGAATGCAGCAATTGACAGATGAAACCGAGTTGCTGCAGGCAAAACTCAATGGCAATGAAGCGGAAGTGATGCTGCGGCAGCAGATCCGCGACATCATGAAGGAAACATCTGGACTGGATGCAAAGAGCGTAGAGAGCGAGATCAGAAAGATCAATGCCCTTAAGAAGCAGCAAAAAGAACAAGAGCAGATCAGAGGTCTATATGAGGACATCGGTATGTCCATCAAGTCCGGCATTGTTGACGCCATCCAAGGTGCGATTGATGGCACCAAGTCTCTGGGTGACGTGGCATCGCAGGTGCTGCGCAACATCGCCAACAAGCTGCTTGACGTGGCAATCAACATGGCGCTGTTCGGCGAGATGTCTGGCACTGGATCCGGCGGTGGTTTGCTCGGTGGACTATTCAAGCCAAGCCCACGCGCCATGGGCGGCAGTGTCCGCGCTGGTCAGCCATACCTGGTTGGCGAGCGTGGTCCTGAGTTGTTCATGCCAGGTCGTAGCGGCGGCATCGCACCGACCGGCAGCTTTGGCGGTGGCGTTAATGTGGTCGTCAACGTTGACGCCAGCGGCAGTAGCGTGCAAGGTGATGACCAGCGGGCCAACCAGCTTGGCAGGATCGTGTCTGTCGCAGTGCAGCAAGAGATCGTCAAGCAGAAGCGCCCCGGAGGATTGCTCGCATAATGGCCACATTCCCAGCGATCACACCGACCTACGGCGCTGAAAAGCGCAGCGCACCGCGGCAACGGGTTGTGCAGTTCGGTGATGGCTACGAGCACCGGTTGACCTTTGGCCTGAATCAAAACCCAAGGGAATGGTCATTGACCTGGAACAACATTACCGAAGCCAATGCAGATACGATTGAGGCCTTCCTTGATGCTCGCGCTGCTGATGGTGCTTCCTTTGGCTGGACGCCGCCAGATGAAGCAACGGCTTACGACTGGGTGTGCAGTAGCTGGACCAAGTCGATCCCGTACACCGGCAGGGCGGTGATCACTGCCACGTTCCGGCAGGTATTTGAACCCTGATGGCTGTACCGGTTTCAGCGCTGCAGGAGATCAACCCTGGCGCCGTCATTGAGCTGTTCGAGCTCGAGCTGAACACCGCGCAGCATGGAGTTACGGATGTCTACCGATTCCACTCGGGCATCAACCTACAAGCTGGCGGGCTGCTGATCGCAGAAGACAACGATCTGTTGCTCTTCGAGAATGGCGACATGATCGCCCAAGAGATCGGCGGTCTGATCTGGAACGGCAATAGCTATTCGTGGTTCCCGATTCAGGCTGATGGCTTTGAGCTAAGCGGCAACGGCCAACTGCCGCGGCCAACGCTACGGATGAGCAATCTGCTTGGCACGATCACCGGGTTGATGCTCAGCCTGCCGCGTGGGTTGGAGGGTGCCAAGGTGACCCGCATCCGTACGCTCGGGCGTTACCTCGATGCGGACAACTTCCCTGGTGGCGTGAGCCCCTATAGTCCAGACCCGACGGCTGAGTTCCCGCGGCAGGTGTTCTACATCGACCGCAAGGCGGCTGAGACTAGGGATGTTGTCGAGTTTGAGTTAGCCAGCGCGTTTGACCTGTTCGGCGTGCGCGGTCCGAAGCGGCAATGCCTCAGCGCATTCTGCCAATGGGAGTACCGCTCGACCGAATGCGGCTACAGCGGCGATCTGTATTTCGACGAGGATGACGTGCCTGTCACCACGTTGGCGGAGGAT